AGAAAGTGAACTACAAAAATATTATGACGAAGTAAAGATGTGGTATCCTTTTGAAATGACTAGTGTAGCAAGTAGAAAAGAAATATGGAAGTTTGTTACAGATTGCGTTATGCATCTATCTAGGGGTATAAAGTATTTTGAAGATAACAATATTGATTATGTGTTTTGGTGGGTAAATGGCAGAACACTAGGTACTAGAAGAATATTAGGCGGCATATCTGAAAAGTTAGGACCGCGAGTAATCTCAAACAAAAAGTTTAACGGTACAGACATAGTTGATCCTGATCCTAAATCTTTTAATGGACACCCAGGCGTTAACGGACATAAGAAAATTGCACAAGGAATTTTTAACTATGCTACCGAACATAACTATTTAGGAACTAACAATGGCTAGAGGAACAGTAGATTCTAGTTTAATCAAACAAGGTTATGCTAAAGTAGCATACACACCAGAGACTCTACGAGACTTTAAAAACTGTGTTGACCATGAGTCAGGTGCATTATACTTTATGGTTAACCATATGCGTATACAGCATCCTACTAGAGGCGGCATAGACTTTGAACCATTTGACTATCAGTTAGACTTGATAGAAAACTATAACAATAACAGATTTAGTATTAACATGCTGGGCAGACAGATGGGTAAAACCACTGTAGCCGCAGGCTATCTTTTGTGGTTTGCTATGTTCAGACCAGACAGTACAATTCTAGTAGCGGCTCACAAGCAGTCGGGTGCTAGTGAAATTATGCAACGAGTTCGTTATGCATACGAATGTGCTCCTGATCATATTAGAGCAGGTGTTACTGAATACAATAAAGGCAGTATTACATTTGATAATGGTAGTCGTATTGTAAGTACTACAACAACTGAAAACACTGGACGTGGTATGTCCTTAACACTTATCTACTTAGACGAGTTTGCGTTTGTACCTCCACGTATTGCTAAAGAGTTTTGGACAGCACTATCTCCTACACTAAGTACAGGTGGTGCTTGTATTGTAACAAGTACGCCGAACAGTGATGACGATACTTTTGCACTTATTTGGGCAGAAGCAAACAAGCTGTTTGATGAGTACGGCAACGAACAAGATGTAGGTCGTAATGGATTTAAAGGCTATATGTCAACATGGGTTGCCCACCCTGAGCGTGATGAAGAATGGGCATCAGCAGAACGTGCAAGGATTGGTGAAGAAAGGTTTAGACGTGAACATGAATGCGAATTTATTATTTACGATGAAACACTTATTAGTCCATTACAATTAGTGGACATGCAAGGAGTTGACCCTGTAGGCAAAATGGGAGAAACACGCTGGTACGATAAGCCTAACCCTAATCACATATACAGTTTAACACTTGACCCAAGTAGCGGCACAGGCGGCGATAACGCAGCCATACAAATTATGAATGTGTCTACAATGACCCAAGTAGGCGAATGGGCACATAACAGAACACCAGTAGAAGGCCAAATGCGAGTAATGATGGAAATGCTTATATACTTGCGTGACAATGGTTGTAAAAACTTATACTGGACTGTAGAGAATAATACAATCGGTGAAGCGGCACTTGTAGTTATTAGAGACACTGGAGAAGAGAACTTTCCGGGTGATTTCTTACACGATCCTAAGAAGATTGCAGGTAAACGTGGACGCAAAGGATTCCACACAGGGCATAGAAGCAAGATGGAAGCATGCTTAAACTTTAAGCGTTTATTAGAACAAGATAGAATACATATTAAAAGTAAGGTACTTATTAGCGAATTAAAGAACTTTGTTTCCAGGGGTAATAGTTTCAAAGCAAAGCCTGGTGAGATGGATGACTTGGTTATGGCTATGATGCTTAACGTGCGAATGATTAACTATATTAGTACATTCGAAGATGCTGTATACAGTGTAGTACACAGCGGAATTGTAGATAGTGATGATTACGATGACGAAGGCGATCAACCGTTGCCGGTCGGATTCCTCTAAATAGATAAATAGTATTATGAGCGTAAATATCCCAGTAATAGCAGAAAAGACATTTAATGTACTAAAAGGTTTAGGTTTCGGCGTAGACAGTTTTAGTGCAGACGGCAAGCAGGTTATAGACCCAACAGAAGCTACACGTTTTGTTGTAACCGAGCCTAACATTCTAGTTAGAATAGACCCAGCCACAACTACGTTGGTATTGAATACTAGTGAAGATTTAAGTGAACATAAAGTGAGAACAATGTTGAAAGATATTGCTCAAAAATACTTAATGAAATTCGACTATAAGATATTTGGTAAAAAATTAAAGGCTGTTGGAGAGAAACAGGATATCGCAAAACAAGCGGAGAGAGACATGGCAGATATTAAAGAAGGATTCGACACAATGTCAGGGTCTAGTAAAACAAGTTATCAATCTTTAGACAATGTAAAGATTGTTGTTAAACATAAGAAAGCAGTTAATGAAGAAGTGCGTGGTTCAAGAAGTAGAAACATACACAGTATCTTTATACAACGTGGCGATGAAAGATTTAAACTACCTGAGAACAATTTAGCAATGGCTAGAGCAATGGCTCGTCATGTGCAAAAGGGTGGTGAAGTATTCGATGAAGGTGCTACTAGCATTATTGAAATGGCACAAGATCTTAAGAAGCTCAGAGAATTTGTAAACTATGTTAAAACAGCAAAAATTATGAACGAAGATAATGCAGAGTATGTACAACTAGCAGTAGAGAACATTGAAAACATTAAGAATACACTTAAGAAATTAAGCGGTGCTAAAACATACGAAACAACAATTGAAAACTTAGCTGCAACAGCAGTTGAGCTTTCAGAAGATGATGATATAGAGTTAAGAGACAAGTTTACTGTATCACATTTTGATGACAAAGTTGGTAATGTATTAGGACAACTAAAATCATTATCTCTTAAGAAAAATGCATTTGAAAGTTATATTACAAAAGCAGTAGCAACAGAAACATTTGCTAACTTAAAAAACTTACTACAAGAGGCTGATTTAGTAGACTTTGCTACAGCAGAAGCAAGACTAGGACATCAAGTTAATCAACTAAGTTATGCAGCCAATGATACTAAACTAGCTGAATACTTACAAGGCGTTAGTAAAAAGATTACAACAGGCGGTCAGTTGAACCAATTTGAGTACGGCACAATTAAGAGCTGTTTACTTGGTGCAACAACTAATACTACTACTGTTCCAACTCCAGCAGTTGACCCAGGAACAATGTACGAAGACTTCTTAGAGAAATACGATATACTATAACAAGAACGTTGTGAAACGTCTACAAGAGTAGAAAACACCAATTTAAACCCGCCTAGTGCGGGTTTTTTCATAAATAAACATGTTAGAGAAAAATGTGTCAACATTTAATACAAAATAAACGGTTGACTTTCTCTATCTAGGCAAGTATAATAAACCCAGTTACGAGCAATTATGCAAGTAACACATATGGCAAACATGGCAATCATAGGAGAAACATCATGGCCTCATTAGCAGAAATCCGAGCAAAGCTCTCGGCAATGGAATCGAAAGGTTCAAATTCAAACAGCTCTCAACAGAGCGACAACGCAATATACCCACATTGGAATATCGACGAAGGAACATCAGCAGTTCTTAGGTTTTTACCTGACGCTGATACTACTAACGATTTCTTTTGGGTAGAGCGACAAATGATTCGTCTCACCTTCCCAGGTGTATTAGGCGGAGAAAACAAACCAGTAACTGTACAAGTACCTTGTGGTGAAATGTATGGAGAGGTTTGTCCAGTACTAACTGAGGTTCGTCCTTGGTTTAAAGATCCGTCTTTAGAAGACATGGGTCGTAAGTATTGGAAAAAGCGTTCATATATCTTTAACGGATTCGTTACTGATAATCCATTGAACGAAACAGCACCGGAAAATCCAGTGCGTAGATTTGTAATATCACCTCAAATCTTTAACATTATCAAAGCGTCATTAATGGACCCAGATATGGAAAACATTCCAACTGATTACCTTAATGGTTCTGACTTTAGGGTTAGTAAAACTACTAAAGGACAGTATGCTGATTACAGTACTTCTAAATGGGCTCGTAAAGAGAGTTCACTAGATGAAGTGCAACTAGCGGCTATTGATACTAATGGTTTACATAATCTTAAAGATTACTTACCAACACAGCCTACAGCAGACCACTACAATGCAATCAGAGAAATGTTTGCAGCATCAGTAGATGGCGAGTTATACGATCCTGCAAAATGGGGTAACTTCTACAAGCCATATGGCGTTGAAGTTCCTGCTAACGCACCAGCACCAGGATTACAAGCAACTGCGGCACCTGTACAAGCACAGGCTCCAGTAGCGGCACCAGTAGCGGCACCAGTAGCGGCACCAGTAGCACCAGCTCCAGTAGCTGACACTACTATTCCGTTTGATGTTACACCGACTGCGGCACCTGTAGTACCAGTACCTGAGGCGGCTCCGGCAGCTCCAGCTAGTACTGCTAGTGCAGATGATATTCTAAACATGATTAGAAACCGTTCTTAAGGAGACTGTTATGCAAAGACCATTTGACTTAACAAAGTTCAGGACGTCTGTTACTAAAT